TGATCGATGGCTCCCTTGAGACAAGAATCAGCACCGAAGAATCAGCCCGTGCTTCTTTCGACGCTGCCGTCTCTGGCGACCTCAGCACCGAAGAGTCTGTCCGCGCTTCTGTTGATGCAGTCCTCTCTGCTGACCTTTCTGCTGAAGAGTCTGCTCGTGCATCTGCAATCACAGCATTGCGTTCCGAGATCAACGAAATCGACAGACACTTCGAAGAGAAGGCAATCGTTTCTACCTTCACTCCGGCGAATTCCGAAATTACGCTCACCACAACAAATGTGAAGGAAATGATGTATGTCGTCGTTAACGGTCTTATGATGTACCAAGGTATTGATTACAATGTTGTTATGGACACTGCTACAAACACTGTGATTGAAAAAATCGTCTTCACATTCAACCTTAACGTTGGTGATACTTACATCTTTAAGGGTGTCGTAGCTACATCTCTCTAAGATAGACTTTTTCGATTACAGTTTAAAAAGATAATTTATTTATCTTGCCCCCCTTCCACTTTTGTGGGAGGGGCGCTTTACTTTTGACTACTTATTTTAGCGTTGAATGGAGGGTAATCGCATGTTCAAGAGGTTAGTTAAGCTTTTCAAAGAAGAGTTCGAAGAGAAAGAAGAAATAAAAGAAGTTGAACAGGAACCAGAACCAGAACCAGAACCAGAGCCAGAACCTGCTCCCCCGCCACCACCTGAAATCATTGAAGTTCCTTACAAGATCGCAGTGAGAGTAAAAAATACAGATGATACTATAAATAAAATACATTCTGACTTGAAAGAATTCTTTTATAGTGTTAAGATAAAGGAGAAAGAGGCTTTCGATGCATTGGATAGAATGAAAGATCTTAAGAAAGAAGTCATCAAAGAAATTAGAAGTGCTTATAATGCCCCAGAATCCGAATATGATTTTGAACCTTCTGAAACCCCAGGCAAGCCAGCCTTTTTAAAAAGAAAGAAATAAGTAAATATAAAGATTTTGGAAAAATATCAAACTATTTACTATGTGAATTTAACCATCCTAAGATAAGGAGATTCCTAGATGTCAGTTAAAAAGTTCAAATTTGTCTCCCCTGGTGTTTTTATCAGCGAAGTAGACAACTCCCAATTGCCAGCAACTTCAGAGGTTGTCGGTCCAATGATCATTGGTAGATTGCCTTATGGTCCAGCAATGACTCCTGTTAAGGTTGAGTCATTCTCAGAGTTTATCGAAATCTTCGGTCAGCCAGTTCCTGGATCTTCTGGTGGTGATGTTTGGAGAGATGGGAACCTTCAGGGTCCAACATATGCTGCTTATGCCGCACAAGCATACTTGAATGCTGATGTCGGTCCAGTTACAATGTTTAGGTTGCTTGGACAGGAAAACGCAAACTATACTGGCGGAACTTCCTTGGAAGACAAGGGTGCTGCTGGTTGGACACTTGCTGGTGACGCTTCTACTGGTGATGGTGGTCCTTACGGTCTTGTTTTGATTGACTCTGGCTCCGGCGCAAGAAACGCTTATCTTGCTGCTGTTTGGTATGTTAACTCTGGCTCTGTCGAATTGTCCGGCTCTGTTGCCGCTTCTTCCACATCAGCGGAAGGAACATACGGAATGTTCGCTAACCAAGGAACTTCAACTCAGCCAGAATACACAATTGTTGTAAAAGATCCAGCAGGTACAGTTGTTCACAAGACAGCATTTAACTTCAATAAGAACTCTGATAAGTTCATTAGAGAGGTCTTCAACACCAATCCACAATTGGTAAACTCCGATGTTGTTAACACCAGCGTCTTGGCAAACGGTGAGCAATACTACTGGCTTGGAGAGACCTATGAAGATGGTTACGCAAAGGTTGGTAATACAACAGTAAGAATCTTGGACTTGGCTGACCCTCATGCTATGATTATCGCTCTCTCTGATGGAGCAACAGATCGCTCCATGATGAGAAAGAGCTTCGAATATCCAGCGACAGGTTGGTTTATCTCTCAGGATGTTACAAATAACTTCACAGCATACGACCCAAGAAACATGACTCAATTGTTTAGACTTGTTTCTCTCAGCGGTGGTGAGTGGGCACAAGCTAACTTGAAGGTCTCTATTGAGAATATCGCCGCTTCCACAAGTATTCAAGACCCATATGGTTCTTTTGATGTTGTTGTTCGCTTGGCAAATGATTCTGATAATGTTGTTAGGTACGTCGAAAGATTCTCTGGTGTTAACTTGAACCCAGCTTCCGATAAGTACATTGGTGCTGTTATCGGCGACAAATACACTGAATTCGACACAACTCAAAATAGATTGAGAGAGTACGGTGAATTCAATAATCAATCCAAGTACATCAGAGTTGAAGTAAAGGACGAGGTTGCTTCTGGTCTCGCTAATCCATCCTTCCTTCCATTCGGTGTCTATGGTCCTAAGCGCCCAGGTGCTATCAGAATCGCTTCTGGTTCCCTTACTCAAACAGCGCTTCAAAGCACAGATTCTATCATCCTCAGCGGTGCTGCTGCGGCAAACACATTGGCTACGGCAGGAAACCAATATAGCGCTGGTGGATATACCGATCACACTGCTTCGATTTACTTCCCAAGCGTTCCAACAAGAGTTTCTGCTTCCGCAGGCGGCTTGGCAAACCCAACAGACGCTTTCTTCGGAGCAACAACTGCCCAAGACTTGGAAGACGAGAATATTAAGTTCCAAAAGGGCTACGGAGATTATCTCCGCTCTTACCCAGCAGGTCTTCAAAGCACGCTTACAGACTCTTGGGTATTCTCTCTTGATGATGTTGTTACGACTGGTTCAGCCACATCTTTCCACGAATTTGGATCTCGTGCTGCGGGAACATCTACAACAGCACAGGGTTCTGGTTATAGAGCGATTCTTGACGCTGGCTATGACAGCTTCACCGCTCCTATGTTCGGCGGATTCGATGGTCTTAAAATTACAGAAATGGAGCCATTCAGAAACTCCGCTATGTCTTCCACAGACACTGAGTTTACAAACTATGCGTTCAACTCAGTCAAGCAAGCGCTTCAATCAGTCGCAGATCCAGAAGTTGTTGAATACAACATTCTTGCGATCCCTGGCTTGACAAATACAAAACTTACGCAACAAATGATTGATATCTGCGAAGACAGAGCAGACGCTCTCGCGATTATCGATCTTGAAAATGTATACGAACCATTTACAGAAACTACAAATGCTTTCAAAGATAGAATTAGCACCCCAGCACAAGCTATCTCTTCTTTGAGAGCAAGACAAATTGATTCCTCTTACGCTTGTACCTACTTCCCATGGGCTCAGGCAAGAGACACTATCAATTCGAGACTTCTCTGGGTTCCACCTTCTGTCGTCGCTATCGGTACAATGGCTAACTCTGAAGCGAAGTCTGAGCTTTGGTTCGCACCAGCAGGCTTCAATAGAGGCGGTCTCTCCGAAGGCGCAGCAGGTATCCCAGTCACAAACTTGACTTACAAGTTGACTTCCAAGGATAGAGATCAATTGTATGACGCCAATGTTAACCCAATTGCCTCCTTCCCATCTGAGGGTATCGTAGTCTTCGGACAAAAGACAATGCAAGTTCAAAGATCTGCTCTTGATCGCATCAACGTTCGCCGCTTGATGATCTACGTCAAGAAGGAGATTTCCAGAATCGCATCCGGATTGTTGTTCGACCAAAATGTTCAAACAACTTGGACAAGATTTACAAACCAAGTAAATCCATTCTTGTCCAGTGTTCAATCCAGATTGGGCTTGACAGAATTCAGAGTCATCCTTGACGAGACTACAACAACACCAGACCTTGTTGATCAAAACATTATGTACGCGAAGATCTTCCTTAAGCCAGCAAGAGCTATCGAATTCATCGCTATTGACTTTGTTATTACAAGATCTGGTGCATCTTTTGAAGATTAAAAAAAATAAAATACTATTTAAGTAAAGAAGGAGTTAATACAACATGGCATTCTGGACAGACGCACAAAACAAAGATCCAAAAAGAAAATATAGATTTGTGGTTATTTTAGGTAACATGCCAAATGGTGCTACATGGTATGCTAAAAACGTTCAAAAGCCTTCTCCATCATTGACTGAGGAAGAACACAGCTTTTTGAATCACAAATTCTATTATCCAGGCAGAGTTGAGTGGAATGAAATTCAAGTCACACTTGTTGATCCAGTCTCTCCTGATGCCGCAGCCGCAACTGCCGCCATTCTTCAGGCAAGTGGCTATACTCCTCCAAGAAATGTTAATTCTAGAGAAACCATTTCTAAGCAAAAGTCCGTCAACGCACTTGGTGGCGTTACAATCGAACAAATCGATTCTGATGGTCGCGCTGTTGAAACCTGGACTCTCTGGAATCCGTTCATCAAGGGAATCGAATATGGCGATTTGAGCTATGATGAAGATGCTCTTGGCGAGATTACATTGACACTCAGGTATGATTGGGCTGTTCTCGAAACAGCTAATGCTGCCGAGGCTGCTGGCACCGCTGCGGCATTCAATGGAAGAACATTCTTCAAACCAGGTTCCGGTGGAACTCGATAAGATAACTTTTTTGATATAACAACGAGAGGTGTTATTTGGCTAGAAATAAAGACAGGCTTGGTCTGGACAACGGTCCAGAACATGACAGTCCTGCTGCCGCTTTCCAAAACCCAGGTGGACCACTCACATTTTCTACACCTACGGAATTTGTTGAGTTACCATCTGGAGGAAAGTTTTATCCAGAAGGTCACCCGCTTTTTGGACAAGAGACAATAGAAATCAGACATATGACAGCAAAAGAGGAAGATATTCTTTCTTCCAGAACTTTGCTCAAAAAGGGTCTGGCTTTAGATAGGTTCATGCAGAGCGTCGTCGTCGACAAGAGTATCAACGTCCAAGATTTGCTCGTCGGCGATAGAAACGCTATCCTGATTGCCGCAAGGGAAACAGGGTATGGGGAAGAATACGAAACACAAGTAGTATGCCCATCTTGCTCTCAATCCTCAAGATACACATTTGACTTGGGGCAAAAATCCATAAATAAAGGAGGTGATGAATTAGAAAATATAGCTTGGACAAATAACGGAACTTTCATTACAAAGTTGCCTGTTCTCGACATAGACGTAGAACTGCGCCTATTAACAGGCAAAGATGAAAGCTATCTGACAAGGTTAAACCAAAACAAAAAGAAAGGAAACCTTGCAGATACCTTCTTGACAGATCAACTCAAAATGACGATTGCTTCTGTCTCAGGAAGAACCGATCCAGCTACTATTAATTCTTTAGTAAATCACCTTCCAGCTAAGGATTCGAGACATTTGAGAAAGATATACGCCCAGGCGGTCCCAAATGTCAGCATGGCGCAGACTTTTGAATGCTCCCATTGCAATCACGAAGGTGTAGTGGAGGTTCCGCTTAACGCGGAGTTTTTTTACCCTAAGTGATGAATACATCCAAAACGTCTATGAAGAGATGTTTCTTTTGAAATATCACGGTGGATGGTCTTTCATAGAAAGCTATAATCTACCAATTCAAATTCGTAGATGGTTCTTGAACCGACTCGCAAAACAGTTCGAACAAGAAAAGAAAGAGATGGAAAAGAATTCTAAAAAGAAACCTAATTCACGATAAAACCGAAAGCAAATCGTTTTCGGTTTTATTTTTTTAAAAACTATTTAATATATAAAATGAAAGGATTTAATATGCTCCTGAATGAAGACCAAATTGTTGAATTAGAGATTGACTTGGAAGAGCTTAAAAAAAACAAGCTTGACGAAAGTTTCCTTTCAATGTTTGGTAGTGCTTTAAAGCTCCTTATGGGATATATGTTTGGTCCCCCACAACCTCTTTCTCGCAGACATAGAGTCAAGGGAAGAAGAGAAGATGTAGAATCTCTCGCCAGAACTCTTGGAAGAGAGAAGAGATATCTTGAAGCACTTAAAAAGCATGGACTCGATGATCCAAAAACATTTAAATCAAAAGCTTCTTTGGATAAAGCTATAAAAGGCTTCGAAAAAGGCACAGGTCTCAAATGGCCATTTAAATAAGGGGGAATGTTAAATGGCACAAATTGACGAATTCAAAAAATTCCTTAAAGAAGCTGGCAAAGATGCGAAAGAGATAGAAGAAATTTTTAAAAGCCTCAGACAAGAGGCACAAAAGACTGCCGAAGAATTAGAAGACGAGCTTGAATCACTTAAAGTCAAGTTATCGCTTGCTAAATCAATTGTTGAGCAACAAGAACTCCAAAGAGATATTCAAGAAAAACTTCTTGAACTTGAAGTATCCCAAGGCAGAGCTACCAAAGAACAGCTAGAGGCTTTGAGGCAAATTAATGCGACAACAGAAAACGTCGCAGACAGATTTGATAACATATTTGATTCTCTTACAGGCGTAAATTCAAAACTGCAAGATTCGATCTTTGCCGAGATGATGAAGCCAGGCGGTATGCAAGGTTTAATAGACTCTTTCCAGAGAACCTTTACAGCCACAAACATTCTCGCATCTGGTCTTTCAAAAGTTGTTGAAATGTCGGTAGCGCTCTCTATGGCAACCGATAATGTCTTAGTTGAATTCAATAAGGCAACAGGCGCTTCCAGTTTATATAATAACGAAATCATGGCATTAGAGCAAAACATGTATGAGCATGGCGTCGGAATCGATAATGCCGCTGCTGCTTATGCTAGTTTGGCTACGAACGTTACCTCTTTCAATAATATGTCGGCTTCAACAAGACAAGATATAGCAGAAACAACTGCTCTTCTTGACAAGTTTGGTGTAAGCGCCGATTCAACTGCTCAAAATATTCAGTTAATGACTTCGGTTATGGGACTGAGTGGCGCAGAGGCTGCTGCGACTTCGAGGCAAATGTTTACTCTTGCCCAAGCGCTTGGTATGCCTCCTGCTGAAATGGCAGATGCTTTCCAGAGCGCAGCACCACACATGGCTAAGTTTGGCTCTACGGGAGTTGAAGTGTTCATGGATGTTGCTGCCGCCGCCCGTGAGGCTAACATGTCGGTTGACCAGCTTTTGGGGATAACAGAAAAATTTGACACATTCGAAGGTGCCGCCCAATCCGTTGGAAAATTAAATGCTATCCTTGGCGGTCCTTTCTTGAATTCGTTGGAGATGGTTACAGCCACAAACCCTGTTGATAGAATGAGAAATCTATCTGATGCTATCGCTGAAGCAGGCTTGAGCTTCGATGAAATGGGGTATTATGAAAGACAAGCAGTTGCTAACGCAGCAGAATTACAAGATGTTAGTGAATTAGCACTCGTAATGGCAGGCGAGTTTGATAATTTAAGTAATAGCATGGCTAACATGTCTCAATCTGAGCTTGTGGATCTTCAAAAGCAGACTTCTGACTTTAATAATCTTGCTGACAAGACAACTCAAATCATGAGAACTCTGGCGCTTCAATTTCAGCCAGTTGTAGATTTTATAAAAGAAGCAGCGGATTTATTTTTATATCTTAACAAACAAACAAATGGTCTTTTACCTTACTTGGTTATAGCTGCGAGCGCAATGGCTGCTTTGGCTTTAGCTGCTATGACGGTTCTTCCGCCGATCATCACTATGGGTGCTTCCTTAGCGACTCTTACAGTCACAGCCGCACCAGCAGGGGCAAGTTTGGCTGGCTTGGCTCCGGTTGTCACAGCAGCAGGCGCTGCAATGGCAGCAGGTGCCCCAGGTATTTTGGCTCTTGGTGCCGCGTTTCTTATGCTTGGTGGCGGTATCTTCCTCGCTGCTGCTGGTATGGCACTTTTTGTCCTGTCTATGACTCAGCTTTTTGAAGTGGCGACACCAGATCAAATGTTAGCATTCGGAGCATCGCTAATTATGATCGGTATTGGTATGCAGGCTCTTGCTGCCGCATCGTTATTCTTGGGTCCAGTTCTTGTTCTTTTGGCGGGACTTAGCGCTGCTCTGCTTGGCGTTTCTTACGCAGTTAGTCTGATGAACTTTGATAACCTTCTTCCTCTAACGAATTTATTCCAAGCTATCGCAACAATTATAACTGGTGAAATGGATAACTTGACAGAAACGATTGAAGCGGTTACAGATATGGCAGACGCTATTAGTAACGTTGACGACGCAAGGAAGATAATTGCCGTAAGACAGGTCATAGATTCGATAAACGGAAGACCGCCAGCCCCCGCTGCTGCTGCTCCTGCTGCTGCTGCTCCTGTTGCTGCTGGTGGAAATAGACAACCAATCTATTTAAGAGTAGAGCTTGGCAATAGATATTTTGATCAGTATGTTGGCGAGCTTGTTAACGGAATGATTAATCCATTCGGATAAGATAGAGATTTAAAATGCCAGATTATAAAAAAACTCCACCACCAAAGCCAAATTTTGGAATCGTCTCTGGAAATCCTCGTTCCACCATAGCAAAAAGAGGATATTTTTCAGATGCGACAGATAATTTGGCAAACGGCTCTCAATACTATATTCAATTTGAATATATCCACGGTGAACCATCGGTTCGGTTTGTCGCTTTTAAAGCATTCTTGACGGCCTTTCAAGATAGTATTTCGTCAACCTGGAATGAAGAACCAGTTTATGGTAGAAATGACCCGATTTACACATTCCAGGCAAATAAAAGAACCGTGACAATGAGTTGGGATGTTCCAGCAGCAAGTGTCTCGGAAGCACAACAAAATTTAGCAAGAATGTCAAAGATGATGAGATTTCTATATCCATCTTATAAAGTATCAGGCGAAGCTTCCTCAATTTCAAAGCCACCACTTTTAAGAATTAAGTTTACTAACTTGCTTAAAAGAGATGACGTAACGGGATTGTTAGGCAAATTGAATGACTTTTCTTTTGAACCAGATGTTGAATCAGGATGGTTTCAGACCGATGTTGCCGAGTTATATCCAAAGTTGCTAAGATGCTCTTGTACTTTTGACGTTATTCATGAACAGCACTTAGGTTGGAACGAGGGCGGACCCAACGGAGGTTCGATGTGGGAAAGAAAAGCGGTTAAGGTTGGGAAAGACAAAGAGATTGTTGCCGAAACTGCCGAGAGGCAATCTTGGCCATTTATGCCCTATGGGACTTCCGCAGACAGAGTTCAAATCAATCCAAACAATACAAATGGGACAAACACAGTAAATCCAGGACCAGTGACAACAGATCCAAATGCCGAGCCAAGCCAAGGAAGACAGAAGCCATCCAAAAATTCTACTGTAAACGCCCAAGGCACAACCAAGTCTAACGAAGTGAAAAATCAGGAAACAACCAATCCAACAGAGAGAGACGAGCAGGTTGAAAATACAGAAGTCAACAGACAAGAAGAAGAAGCTCGCCAACAAACAGCATTGAATAACAGGTAAAAATATGGGAAATAGATACGACAACAGAATCATAAGAACGAATGCCCAAGAGATTCATAAAGATCTTTTAGATAGAAGAGGCTTGCGAAAGGTAAAGCAATATACAACGCCTACCTTGAACGATATTACTGCGCAAGAAAGAGCATCACTTCAAAGAGTCGAGCACGTTTGGAAGATTGGAGACAGGCTTTATAAGCTCGCTGCGCAATACTATGGTGACCCAGAACTCTGGTGGCTTATCTCATGGTATAATCAAAAGCCAACAGAAAGTCACTTTAAGATTGGGGATATTGTTTTAATACCTCTTCCCCTCGAAGATGTCAGTTATTTATTTTCCAAATCGAAGAATAAGAGGAACAGTTAATGGCTAAGCCTTGGAAGGAAAGTCGCTGGGGCGCTTATTATGATAAGGCTTTCGGTTATTCATGGGACCGGGGGACGACTGGGTATCTTGATAAGATACCAGAACTTTCCTCCGTACAAACCATCCAACGCTCTCATATTGATCTCATTTTTAAAGAAGACTTATGGGGATCTGTTAGATCCACCAAAGATTTAGAAAGACTTCTTCCAGGTGCGATAAGTAGCGCTGCCGGTGGTGATAGCGAGTTAGCTCAAAATCTAAGTCTACCAGAAAGCCTTTATGGTGAATTCGTAAAGATATGCGAAGAGATCCGTGGAAAGTGTAATTTTGAAACACTCGCAGAGTTGGGTGAAGTATACCGAAGATATTACCGCAAAGAAACATTGGCTTATAAAGACAGTAGTGGAAAGTATTACTTAGATAAACCAGCCGGAACAGATACTGAACCCGTAGAGTCTGCTGTTGTTGGGAATGTTTTAGATCTTGATGGTCGAGATTTCAACAAGCTTATGGAAGTCACGGGATTACAAAAAGGCGCTTACGGATCGTTTCTTAATCCTCTTCCGGTAAATGGGAATGGTTCGCCGCTATGGAGTAGTAATCCGAACTTACCTAACGCCTCTACTGGCAGATATGGTTATGGTCCGCAGTATGCTTTGATATGGCAATTCGCTCAAACAGATACATATGCTCAGTTAGTAGAACGATTATCGGGAACAAGTTACAAGGGCACAGTTCTCGGTCCAGGTGGTGGTATTTCTCAGGCATTTGAAGATGCCAGACTCAGAGAGGCAGGAAAACAAGAAGAGATAGATAAGCGACTCGCCCAGCGTACAGCCGAAGCCAACAGGCTTGAAGAAGGGCAAAAAGCCGACGACCTAACAGAAGAAGAAATTAGACAAGCAATCTCGTTTGAGAACCAAAGACTTTTAGCTCAAAATGTTGGTAATCTTGCGGACGCAAATATACGTCGCGGATACGACAAAGAGAAATATAAAAGATCTTATATGATCGATGGTGATCCCTACAAATTAATTAATCTGCTTACTCTAAGAGAAAATGGTGCTGACTTTTCGAAAATAACGGTTCCACAAGCTTCCGCACTGGTCCCGCAGATTAGTCTTTTTAAAGTGCTGTATAACGATAACGGAAGCTATGAGGGTGAAACACGAATACTTTTCAAAACATTTTTGGAACTTCAAAAACAAACAAGTCAGGCTACTGGCGTAGAAACAACATTAGGTGGTGCTCGTTCTGGCGTTGGTATAAAGTCTTTTGAATGGGAACTTAACGGGACAAACATTGCGAACGTCAAAAGCGACATTACAGCCAAGCTTGTGCTGTATTTTCAGAACTTTGATGATCTTTTACAAGCCAATGAAAATGGGTTTAGATATGTTGATCTTCTTGTTCGACCATCGAAAGAAGACCTCGAAGATGATAGCATAGATACCAAAGAGACAGCAGAATTTATCAATGTCGATACAAGAGAATTAGATCCAAAATTTTATGAAATAAAAGCAGAAGTTGGATGGGCAAGCAATGATTCTTATCTCGGCAGCCCAATTAACAAGAAAGCCATTCAAAATGCTATTAAGAGCCAAAAACACACATTTTTCTTGACCCTTGTTGATCATGAGTTTGAAATTAATCAAGATGGAACATTCATGCTAACAATCAATTATCGAGCAAGATTGGATGGTATGCTAAATGATGTCCGCGCTGATGTTTTGATGACGGAGAAGTCAAAAAGACAAATATCTGAACTCACAGATAGACTTGATGACGCCAAGAAGAAAGATCCTGAACGAGAAAAGAAAATAAAAGAACAAATAAAACAAGTAAAAGATGAACAAAGGCACGCAAGTAACACGGACATATTGAATAAACTACTTGTCCAAGGTAGGATTTTTGTTGGATATTATGACAAAGACACTCTTCGAAGTGTTGATTATGATCTTGGCAAGCTTGACGCAAAAACCTTAAATCTCACAACAGATGGGCTACCAACACCAGCCAATGAGGATTTTGTACAAAGAATTAATGAAGATGCCGTGAGTCAAGCCAACGCTGATGCGGCAAAAGCTCGCGGAGCACTGGTTATTGATGAAGATAGGTGTGCTATTCCGGAAAACCGCTTGGTCGCAGTTTCATCGCAGTTCCCTCCATTCGCGCTCATTCGTTCCGTCAATAAACTTGCCAGCGGAGAAAGTATAACGGATGTTTTCAATTCTGAGCTTGAAAGAGGACTCACCATCGCCGGTCAGAATCTTGGACAAGCCGTAACAGCGGGCTCTGCAATTGTGAATTTTTTTGGTGGCTCTTCCCCTGTTGAAGAAGAATCCCCGGATATACAAGAGATTGATGGTGATGAATATAGCTGCTTTGGGGTCGGATACGCATCTCAAACAGGAACAGAAGTTTATCGCAAGCCAAGTTCTCTGGATGATCTTGAGCAGCTTGGCTTATACGAATCTAATGGCAGATATTACATCCCTTATTTCTTCTTAGGAGATCTTATAGATATTGTCTCCCAAAAAGCATTGGATGTCTTGGCGGCAGATGAAGATAGTTCTCCTGGGATTTTCAGTGATCCAAGAACAAAAAACATCAAGATTATTTTAGGCAGTATCGGAATTCAAAATCTTTTGGATAGCGACAATCCTGGTCGCAAAATCGTCAACATCGGAGATATTCCTGTATCGGTTGATATGTATCGAGATTTTTGGGCGAGAAGAGTGACAAAGAAAGAAAGAGATTCTTATAGCTTAAATCAATTTATCAAAGATTGCTTGGAAGAGTTTGTTTTGGACGCAATCGGGTACCAGGACTTTGACGGACAAAGAAAGCAAATGTTCCGCATAAAAGACGCAACAATATCTTTGCCTGCCAAAATGACCGGTGGGTCACCTTTGGATCCTCTTTATGATAGGATAAAAGAGACAAATGGCAACGGTTTAGTGCTGGCTAATTTCGCACCCGTCGTTCGCGCCGCAGATACACTGACATTTGGATCCAGAATAAGTATCGATGCCCTAAAAGACCCAACACCACTTCTTAAAGTTGGCGAAACGAGATTCACAGCCGAAGATACATTCCAATATAAAGTTTTCTACATTCAAAATGTTTTGTCTTCAAACATGAGAGGAAACAGGAGAGAAGACGAATCCAATGGTATCATGCATTTGGGGCTCGGCGAGGATAGAGGGCTTGTAAAGCAAGCAAGTTTTTCCAGGACAGATCTTCAAGGTTTGCGCGAGCAAAGAGTTGTTGAAAGGGACAGGCTGGATCCACTTAGTCACCTTGCTGATGTGTATAATGTAAACTTTACCATGTTTGGTAACACATTATTCTGGCCAGGTCAGTATTTATTTTTCAACCCCATCGGCTTTGGTTCCAGGTTTGGAAGTCCATTGGATCCAAGATCTATATCCAGAGTTATGGGGCTTGGAGGATATCACAAAGTTATTAAGGTTTCATCCTATATTGAGGCAGCAAAGTTTGAAACAACTGTCGAAGCGCTTTACGAGACTTCTGGTGGTGATAAATCTGAACTCGTCCATGGTTCAGTTGAGGGCACCGAATCTAATGACTCAGGAAACATTCAAGCTGCTCAAACCTCACAGCCGATAGCAACACAATCTAACGTTGGCAACATCAATAAGAAGGAATAAGATGGCAAACAGAGAAGCAAACATACAGAGAATTAGACAAAGAGCGAAAGCCAATAATAATCTTGGTTCAAGGCAGCTTTTTGATCAGAGATTGACTTATTCCGCATTCGCTTATGAAAACCTTAGAGAAGAAATAAGACCAGTTATAAAAGATTTTAACCGAGATGAGTTCATTCTTTACGGAAGAGTGGACAAGAATTATAGAGCAGTCACAGTTGATCAATCCTCTCTGGTTGCTATACCGGATACAAACGAACAGTTTGCTTTGCCTTTCGTCGCATCTGCGATAACTGAATTTACAAAGCAAGTCAAGATTGATTTAGACAAAAAGAAGCTGGCGAAGTTCCCGTTTTTTAGAAACTTGGAAGTTGTAAGATCTTATGTTCCATATGATTATGTCCAGGTCAACATGCTAAACCGTGCGTTTGATGGCTTCTTGTATTCACAAAGGGCATTAAACAAAGCAAAAGATATTATGAATATTGATATGTTTATCCAAAGGTTTGTTGATTTTCTCATGGAGTACGCACAAGAGAACCCACTTTCCTCTCAGGCTTTTGTTACATCAAGGTTTTACGACATGAGTTGTAGTGGGTTGTGTATTGATTTCCGAGAAGAGAACTTTTCGGATGATGCTGTTAAGATGGCTTTTATTGATTCTCCATATTTTGATTACTACGCAAGCCTTGCGGCAAAGTTCGGATTCTATGTCGATAAGAATATGCCCACCAGGCTTGTCAGCAATCTTTCTTCCTCGGCAACAAAGAAGTTTATTGTGTCGACAGGTCAAACCAATCCTTCCCCTACAAATGTTTTTATTCAAAATTACAATACGGCTTATAGAAGAGATATCGAAATATTTAAGAACTTTATGTTTATTAGCTATCGCCGCTATGCGACAACAAGACCAACAGTCAAGGAAACATTCATTCAAGACGGAAATCTTTTTACAAGATATCACCAGAGAGAGTTTGAGTTAGCCGCCGAGTATGAAAAGAAATATACAAATGAATTCTGGACTGACTTTTACGTTAAGTTGAGAAATGTTGAGTCCCAACTTGATTTCTCAGAGAATCAAATTCGAACAATCACAAATAATGCTATTCAAATTGAAAAAAGTATTGACAGGTTGACTTCTTTGAATTATATTAACAGAGTGTTTATGGATATTCCTATCAAAGAGGGCTCATCGAACGATAGAATTTATCGAGATTACCTTCGCGGCATGACCGAAATGCCATTTGAAAATTACCCAGAATATCTTAAAGAAGTCTATAAAACGAGGTAAGATTGCTTTTCCAGACGCTTGATGAAAAACAAGAATGCGTTGGGATTTATTACGGTGACGAGTTGATTTTCAATCAGCCTCTTCCCGAAAATCTTTCTCATACTTGGTCTTATTCGGCTTTCTTGGCTGACTTGGACGTAGAGTATGCTAAGCTCTATTGCGGCTCTCAAACGCTGGATGACGCATGTCCTGAGTCACTTAGAGACCAGTGGGGCGATGTTAAGGAAAGGTTGCTCGCTTTCCATAAGTCCTTGCGAACAGCAAGGATTGATCTTTCACAAAATTGCTTTTATGATCTGGTTCCGCAGCGATTTTTGATTGAGTATTGTTATGTTCGAAACCTCATAACAGATTGGGTTTTCCAGAACTTCGAGAAGCCAAAAAACTATGATTATATGCTTGATCTCACAAGAGAGATTGATCGCATTAAACACACAAAGCTTAAAATCGATTTAAAAGAACTCAATATGGTAAAGCGAGACCATCGAGATTTCGCAAAGAAGATTCGCAAACTTAATCCTTGTTGTCATTTCAATATCAATGGAACAAAAACAGGAAGGCTAACAACAACAAAAGCAAGTTTTCCTATTCTCACATTTAAGCACGAATACAGAAGCATTCTCAAACCAAACAATGATTTCTTTGTTGAACTTGACTTTAACGCAGCAGAAATCCGAACTCTTCTCTCACTCCAAAACAAACCACAACCACAAGAAGATATTCATGAGTGGAACATAAAAAATGTTTTCAGCGGAAAAGAAACCAGAGAAGAGGCTAAACAACGTATTTTTGCTTGGTTATATAATCCTGAGAGCACAGATTATGCCTGTGAAAAAGCGTATGACCGAAAAAATATCTTGACAAAATACTTCTCAGGTGATAAGATTACAAATGCATTCGGAACAGAAATAGAATCAGAAAAGCGAACGGCTCTCAACTACATTATCCAAAGCACTTGTGCTGAAAACGTTTTAAGGCAGATGATTAAAGTCTCAAAGGCTCTTCAAGGCAGTAAATCGTATGTCGCTTTTCCTATTCACGATTCGATTGTGATAGACTTTTCAATGGAAGATGGGGACAAATTGAAGGAACTTGTGAAAATCTTTTCCCAAACAGGACTTGGCGATTTTATGGTGAACATTCGCGCAGGAAAAGACTTTGGCAATCTAAAGGATATTGAGGTTTAAAATGAATATTGTAGGACTCGGAGGTGCAGGTTGCAACATTGCTGATGCTTTTTCGCAGTATCCGCAATACAATATCTTCAAGATTGATGTTGGCATTTCAGGCGAGCGCTGCTATGAGGTTCCAAAGCTCTCTGGAGCAGAGGAATATGAGAAGCACTCGTTTCCAAAGCTGGACAGATTCTTCGGAGAAATAAGAAAGAATAAAGAAGAAGTTATGTTTATTGTCGGTGGCTCCGGAGAGATCTCTTGTGCATCCCTTAAAATTCTTCAGAAACTAAAAAGAAATGATATTACTGTAGTCTATGTTCAGCCAGACCTTGGTATCCTAAATGAGCGACAAAAGATGATTGAAAGCCTCGTTCGAGGAGTCTTTCAGGAGTATGCAAGGTCAGGAGTATTCAAAAGACTTTTTCTAATTTCAAACCAAGCTTTAGATAACATGCTCGGCGGAGCACCAATTATCGGTTATTACGATACTTTGAATGAACTTCTTGTTTCTTCTATCCATATGATCAATGTATTCGAAAACACAAAACCTCTCGTGGGCAGTCCAAACTTTGGAAAAGAAACTCACAGAACAGTTTCCCTTGGTATGCTCATTATGGAAGAAAATACAGAAAAAATGTTTTTTAACATTGACAACCCCCGATCAAAATGTTACATTTATAGCATAGCCGAGGAAGAACTCAAAACAAATAAAGAGTTATTTTCAAGGCTTAAGTTTCAAGTCAAATCTAAAGAAGAGGAGAACCTTGAAGTTTCGTTCGCAATATATCCAAATGATTTTGGACGCAATATTGCGTACATTATTGAGAAGACACCATACACACAAAACTAAAATGGCAGAGCAGGATATTTGCTGACTCTGTACTTAACCAATCAATAGGAGAAAACAATGGCACTTGATATTAGTAAGATTAGGCAACGACTCGAAGAAGCAAAGGGAAATGGCTCAAAGTCTAACGGGACTTATTTCTGGCGACCCCAGGATGGAACCCAAGACATTCGCATCATCTCTCCAGAAGATGGCGATCCCTTCAAGGATTACTGGTTCCACTATAATCTTGGATCAGAAAACCGTGGTGGTGTTCTGTGTCCCAAGAAGAATCACGGTGAGGATTGTCCAATCTGTGATTTCAAGGACCAGCTTTGGAAGGAATTTAATGAGAGTCAAGACCCTGATACCATGAAAATGGCAAAGGATCTGAGCCCTCGTCAGCGATTCTTTTCTCCTGTTGTCGTTCGCGGCGAAGAAGATAGCGGCGTTCGAGTCTGGGGATATGGAAAAGAAGCTTACACTTCGCTTCTGAATCTTGTTCTTAATCCAGAATATGGTGACATTACAGACACCGAAGACGGCACCGACCTTACCCTTACATATGGTAAGCCACCAGGTGCAAACTACCCAAAGACAACTCTGACTCCTCGTCGTCGCTCGTCTCCTCTTAGCGAAGACAACTCTCGGACCCGAGAGCTTATTGGGAGTATTCCAGAATTTGACAAGCTTTTCGTTCAAAAGAGCCAGGACGAAATCCAAGGCATTCTGGATAACTTTATGAGTTCTTTGGATGGGGCAGCCGCCGAAGAAGATGCAACACCCCAAGCATCTTCTTCCGAAGCTCAGACTGATGTGAACGCAGTATTCAACGAGCTTATGAACTCGTAAGTCACATCAACCGCAGGGGGGCATGGGTTTAAAGATGCCCCAACACTTACTGTGAGAAATACATGACAAGCAAGACACCACTTAGATATCCAGGCGGCAAGTCTCGTGCCGTTAAACATATTCTTCCACATATTCCTGAAGATTGCGAAGAACTTTGCTCGCCTTTTCTTGGTGGTGCATCGGTGGAACTTGCTGTTGCCGCAAGGGGGACGAAGGTATACGGATATGACATCTTCGTCCCTCTTGTTTGGTTTTGGCAAGCATTGCTCAAAGACCCAGATCATTTAGCCGAACTCTCAGATTCTTTCAGAGTTGAGAAAGAATACGAGCACCAAGGAAAGATCGAAAAGAAAAAAGGGCTTCCTCCGGAAGCTTTTCGTGAATTTAGGAAAGAGATAAGAGAGGAAATAGAAAAAGAAAACCCTCAGTTCAGTTTTGACTTGGCAGCAAAGGTCTATGCTATCAATCGGTCAAGCTTTTCGGGAGCAACCCTGTCAGGCGGTTTCTCAAAAAGAGCTTCTTATGCTCGCTTCACGGATAGCTCTATCGATAGGGTGAGAGACTTTCATCAGCCAAACTTATCAGTAGAACAAATGGATTTCAAAGAATCTATTGCGAAGCATCCTGATGCTTTTCTTTATTTGGATCCTCCCTATATGTTTGACAAGGAATGGATTCCAAAGCATACTGACGAGAGAACAGGAAAAGTTATTGAAGGATACTGGATGGATAGAGACAAGCTTTACGGCAAGGATGGTGATCTCCACTCCAGCTTTGACCATAAAGGTCTTTATGATATTCTTAGCCAGAGAAGCAACTGGGTTCTTTCATACAATGACACCCCAGAGATAAGGGATTTGTATAGGGATTATGAAATCATTGAGGCAGCATGGGCATACGGCATGAAGAATGTTACAACGAAGAAGATGGGAAAATCATCAGAAATTTTAATTATCGCTTGACATTTGGGTCAGGCTTGTTATAATACACATCAACTTGGAGAAATGAATGGCAAAAGCAAAAGCAAAGGCAGGCAAGCTTTCACTTGCAGACATACGAAAGAGTATCAATAAGAAAGCAGGCATGAGTGTGGCGCATGACCTCAAAGAAGAAAACCCTACAGAAGTCACACAATGGATTCCTACAGGTTCTCGTTGGCTAGATTCTATTATTTGCCGAGGTCATTATGCGGGAATCCCAATAGGCAAAGTCTCCGAAATCGCAGGACTGGAAGCAACCGGAAAGTCTTATATGGCAGCGCAAATTGCAGCAAATGCTCAAAAGATGGGTATTGATGTCGTTTACTTTGACTCGGAATCTGCTATTGATCCTTCATTTTTGGTTAATGCCGGATGTGATCTGGAGAATCTGCTATATGTTCAGGCGCAAAGTGTTGAGTTTGTTTTGGAAACAATTGAGGATCTTTTGTCTAATGACAATCAATTTCTTTTCATTTGGGATTCCTTGGCGCTAACTCCAGCAATTAGTGAGGTTGAGGGTAGTTTTGATCCTATGTCTCAAATGGCAATGAAAGCGCGAATCTTAGCACGCGCCATGTCAAAGTTGGCAATTCCAATTGCAAATGCACGCGCAACTTTGTTGGTCCTAAACCAACTCAAAACAAATATTACCAGAGTCGCAGCAGAAGCAATGACAACACCATATGTCACTCCTGGTGGAAAAGCCATGGCTTATGCTTATTCTTTGCGAATTTGGCTTACTGGTCGAAAAGCAAAAGCAAGTTTCGTGCTAGACGACAATGGTTTTCGTATCGGATCAGAAGTGAAGGTCAAACTAGAGAAGTCTCGATTTGGCACCGCAGGAAGAAGGTGCAACTTCCGAATCTTGTGGGGCGG